TAACCATTAGAATAATATATCATAGTAGAAGCTGCAGTTAATGTAATACCATAACCACCTGTTTGTGTAGTACCTACAAAAAATCTACACTTCTCATCTTCTTGAAATCTTTTAATATTATTTTGTCTTTCTATTTGAGGAGTTAGTCCATAATAATCAACTACTGATCCTTCACCATATTCTTTTTCAATTTCTTTTTTTATTAATTGAACATCTCTTTGCCAATGAGCCCATATAACTGCTTTACCTTCTATTTCTTCAAGCGCATCTAATAACTCTCCTAATCTATTACTTTTTATTTCTTGTGTAGATCCATCATCAGCTACAAAATGACCACAAGTAATTTGCTGTAATCTCATTAGTTGAACAATTACTGTATTGGTAGAAACCATCTTCCCATTTAAAGTAGCAATAGCATTTTCCTTCATTTCTTTATACACTCTTAATTGTTCTGGAGTCATAGACACAAAACGTTTCATAAAAGTTTTCGATGGTAAATCTAAACAATCATCTTTTAAACATCTAAAAGAAAAAGGTTTTAATTTTTCAGATAGTTCTCCAAGATTTCGGTATCCCACAACTATGTTAACTGAACGAGATCCTACATTAATACTTTTCATAATAGCGTAACGAGCACGGAACGTGTAATAAGAACTATGCCCCAGGAGCCAGGGATCAAGAAATTCACATTGACTATATAAATCAATGGGAGATTTAGTAACCGGTGAGCCAGTAAGAATTCTTTTATACGATGCAAGTGTAGATAATTTTAAAATATTTTTAGTTCTCTTTGCAGTAGGAGTTTTAATTGTAGTAGATTCATCTACGGCTATCATGGCCTTATGAGAATTAACAAATCTAAACGCAAAGTCGTATCCTTTTTGACTACTAAAAGCTTCTACATTCATAAGTAGAATATGAAAATCTGTTCCAGTAGCCAGTACAGTATTTAATTCTTTTGTATATTCTTTAGAAGTATTTGAAGTTTCCCAGAGTACAACCTTCTTCTCTATATGATCAGCCATATGAGTAGGGATTTCATTTTCATACCAAGTCTTATAAACACCTTTAGGAGCTATTATTAATAGTCCATTTATATTTCCTTTATCATATAACATAGACGCATTATCGATAAGAACTTTAGATTTCCCGGTACCCATTTCCATAAAATAGGCAAACACTTGTTTATCCCAGGACATTTCTAACGCTTTTAATTGATGCGCGTATGGCTTTGTCTTAAATTTGTAAAACATAATTTGCTTTTCTTTCTATTTGACATTATATAATTATTTCTATATGCATGTCAATAAGAAAGATACACACGAAAGAGTGGTGAGAGTGTGAACGAAAGCTACCTCCTTACGGAGAAGGTATTACTAATGTTGCCACTCACCGAAAGTTATGGGCAAGAATGAAAATAAATGAATATAAAGAAGCAAAGGATTCATTAACTAATTATGAACCTAAGCGATCTGGCGATAAAAAAGTCTATTTAATTCAAGAAATTCCAGGAACTACTCAAGGGCAACCTAAATATAATATTTTAGGCGCTCAGAAATATGGCGAAATAGTGACCTTACTTCCAGAATTTTCCCAAATTATATTATCTCCTGGACCTTTAATTCAAAAACTACGATCTCTTTTAAGAAATGTTACATCCGAAGACTATTTATTATTATCTGGCGATCCTGCCATAATTGGGATTACCTGTTCAGTAGTAGCTGATCTCACTAGTGGAAAATTTAAAGTACTAAAGTGGGATAGACAAGAAAAAACATATTATCCCATAGAAGTAAATATTTTTCATAAATAGGTTGACATTAAAAAATCTTCCTATATATAAGTCCTGCGATTAAATATTAAACTAATAACAACAAATAGGAAAGAACATGAGTATAAATCTACGTGAAGATGCACCTAATCAAAGTGACATCATTAATCCAGAAGAGTTGTCTGTTGAGATAGAAAAATTAACGACAATTCACAACCACATACAACAAAAAGAAAAAGAAATAAAAGAACTTAAGGAAGATGAAAAAGTTCAATCAGGAATTGTAATACCTCAAATAATGGAAAGGATGAATTTAAGTACATTAAAACTTAAAGATGGATCTGAAGTTTCTGTTAAGCAGGTATATGGCGCTTCAATTAAAGCTGACAAAAAAGCAGAAGCGATTAACTGGCTTCGTAATAATGGACTAGGTGATATCGTCAAAAACGAAATTACTGTTTCATTTGGAAAGAACGAAGACAACAAGGCGCAGCAATATGCTACCCTTGCACGAGGTCAGGGGTATGAACCGCAACAAAAAGTTGCTGTTCATGCTTCGACCCTCCGATTAGTTTTGGAAGAGCGAAATAAAAAAGGTGCAGATATTCCCGAAGAATATTTCTGGACTTTTCAAGGCGCTCAAACAAAACTAAAAGGTAAAAAATAGACTAATAACTTAATAAACTAATAGGAGGAAATATGAGTAATGTAGTCGAAAAGAAAAACAGTGGTTCTCTTGCTGTAGTTAATCTAAGAGAAGACTCTAGAAAAGGAGCAGAAGAAATTAGACAAGAAGATGTATCAACACCTATCTTGAAAATTCTTCATCAACTTTCTCCAGAGTGTAATGAAAGAGACGCAAAATATGTACAAGGTTCTAAACCTGGTATGATTTATGTGAGCTCACTTGGTCAACTGATAGATGGTGAAAACGAAGGTGTTAACGTAATTGTAGCACACGCTCAAACTAGATATCCTGAATGGCAAGAAAGAGGGGATAGCGCTTCCGCGCCAGTAGGAACTCACTTAACGATTCCTGCCGATGCGGTCGAAGAAAGAAATGGTAGATACAGATTACCAAACGGTAATTACGTTGAGAAGACAGCTTATTTTTATGTCATCATGGTTAAAGGTGGTGAGATGAGACCAGCGGTTATTCCAATGAGATCTTCTAATCTTTCACCAGCTAGGGAACTTAATAATCAGATTACTAATTTAAGAGTGACTGATGATAAAGGAACCTTTCAGCCAGCTGCTTATTCTGCATTGTTTAATTTAAAAACATTTGGAAAAACAGCGGGGAGTAAAAGTTGGCACGTATATAAACCTTCTAAAGTTAGAATGTTAAATACATCTGACTCTAAAGACGCAGATATATACAGGGCAGCTTCTGAGTTACAAAAAAGTGTATCAAAAGGAAGTGCCAAACCTAAGTACGAGAAACCTAAGAGTACGGAAAGTATTGTATAATTCCCGATGGGAATGGTTGCAACAAGGGCGGCAAAGCGAGAGTGGATCCGCCCTTAACTCTTATGAAAGATTTTATTAAATACTTTACTGGTTTAAAACGAAATTATGGTTTTTGTAATGTACAGAATGGATATCTTGATCCCGATACAGGTAAAATTAAATTTGATCAAAAGGATTATGGATGGGCAAGAAAACCCATTACTAACCAAGACTATTTAGATCACTTAGATGGTAAACGTTCCATAGGAATTAATCCATGTGATGATGAAGGCCTCTCAATATTTGGAGCAATTGACATAGATCCCAAGAACTACATTAATTTTAAACCCGAAAAATATTTACAGATTATTGAATCTAAAGAACTCCCAGTTATTCCAGTTAAATCAAAAAGTGGTGGACTACATATATATGTCTTTACTAAAGACCGAGTTAAGGCAAGTGAAATTAGAGAATTTTTAGAAAAATTATTATTTGTTTTTGGCCTTCCGGCAAAAACTGAAATCTATCCTAAACAAACTTCTTTAGAAGCAAGTGATGGAAGAAGACCTTCCGGAAACTTTATTAATATTCCTTACTACAATAAAAAAGAAAGAGTGGCAGTTGATACTGGTAATAATGAAATTTCTTTTGATATATTTATGAAAGCGGTTTCTCTTAATGCCCAAAGTGCAGAAGATCTCAGAAATGTGGGAGCAACTATTATAAACAAAGAATTAAAAAATGCATCTCCAGAATTTGGGGATGGTCCACCTTGTATGGGAATTATTTGTGGTCAGTTAGATAAAGGAGAATATATTAGTTCCGATAAAAGTGGTCAGCATTCTAAGATGCCCGATGAAAGAGATAGATACTTATATAATTATATGGTCTTTGCAAAAAGAAAATATCCTGATCAATGGGAAACTAAAGTCTTGGAGCATGCCCGAAAGTACATTCAATATGATACCATTTGGGGTGATGATAAAGTAAATAAAAAAATTAAAGCATGGAAAGGAGATACAGCGGGATATACTTGCTATGAAGATCCTATTCAAGCTAAGTGTGCAAAACACGTATGTTTACGCAGAAAATATGGAGTGGGAACTCAATTAAATGGAGCATGGCCTGATATTATTAGTGTTACAAGAATTGATTATAAACCCCAACCTAAATATTTTTTATATGTTAAGCAACCTACGGGAAAAATAAAAACAGTTTATGCGAAGCATGTAAAACAAATTATTGAACAACGAGAATTAAAAGCTTTAATTGCTGACGCCACTAAAATTGTACCTCCTCCAATTAAACAAAAAGACTTTCAATCAATTATAAATGATCTATGGTCTAAACTAGATATTGAAACTCCTGATCCCGAATCACAACCTGCAGGTATTTTATTTAGGCATATTAAAGAATATTTAAATGATATTCGAGCTACTACTTATGCGTCTTTTAAAAGTGGCGGAGTGTTAGTAGAAGAAGATAAAGCTTATTTTCTTTTTCATAAATTTTATGAAGAATTAAAAAGAAATGAATGGAAATTTGATGAAGCAGAAACAAAGACAATGGTTAAAGAAATATTTAAAGGTAAGAGAGTACAAAAAAGATTTCCTAAAGCTCAGGAAAATGCAATCTGGTGCACTGAATTAGAGATGGAAAAATTTACTGAAGAAGATCCTCCAGAAGAATTATTAGAGTTTGATGATAGTGACGATATAGTATGATATATAAATTTTATGGCCCACCTGGTACAGGTAAAACCCATAGATTAATTAATAGAGCTAAGGCATATCTTAGAGTGGGAGTCCCTATTCATAAGATAGGATACTTTGCGTTCACAAGAAAGGCAGCTAAAGAAGCTAGGGAAAGAATGCCTATATCCGATAAAAAACTAGAGCATTTTCAAACTCTTCATTCCTTTGCATTTAATAAACTAGGATTAGAAGAAGAAAGTATTATGCAACCTTATCATTATGAAGACTTAGGAAAAAATTTAAACATTCGTGTTAACTATGTAGATAAATACAATGAAGAAGAAACTCATTATCTAACATGTAATAATCCTTATTTTCAATTAATTGGAAGAGCTATTAATCGTGACGTCGATATACGAGAAGAATTTGATCGAGGAGAACATGATCGTAAAGAAATAAGATGGAACACTTTAAAACATATTTATGTTAATTTTTTGAATTATAAAACTAAAAATCGATTGTCTGACTTTAATGACATTATTACTAATGTTATTAAAAAAGAAGATGAACTTCCAGAATTTAGAGCTATTTTTATTGATGAAGCCCAAGACTTATCTCCCCTTCAATGGAAACTGTATGATGTTTTAAAGAAACGTTCCCAAGATGTTTATTTAGCAGGAGATGATGATCAAGCTATCTTTGCATGGGCGGGCGCAGATGTAAGTAGATTTATTAAAGAATCCGCTAAAGAAAAAGTTTTATGTTATTCTAAGAGAATATCTTCTAGCGTCCAGGAGCAATCTACAATACCTGTGAGTCGGATATCAGGCATCAGGAAACACAAAGAGTATTTTCCTAGAGACTATAAAGGAACTTCCCAATATATTTCAAATCTTAATCAAGTAAACTTAAATAAAGATAAATGGCTTATTCTCACTAGAACCAAAAGTAATCTATTAGAAATTATGAAAGAACTTAAAAAAAGAAATTTGTATTTTGAAACTAATAAAGGAAAAAGCTTTAAGGTAAGATTATACAAAGCCGCTGTAAATTATACTAGATGGTGTATGGATGAAGCCCTTGAGCAAAGCGCAATTAAGGATATTCAAGATTTTATTCCTGGCCGTAATTGGGATTCTAAAAAACCTTGGTATGAAGTATTTACTAAGGCATCAGATAAAGAAGTAAATTACATTCGTAGTTTACTAGAGAAAAATGAAAAATTAACTGAAGGGGCACGTATTTGGTTATCAACTATCCATGCTATTAAAGGAGGTGAAGAGGACAATGTAATATTAAGTTTACATCAAGGGGATAAAATTCAAAAAGCCATTAAAAGAAGTAAAGACAAAGCTGATGAAGAAGAAAGAGTTTGGTATGTAGGAATTACTAGAGCACGACAGAATTTATATAAATTAAAAGCAAAAATTAAAAGAAAGGAATATAGGTTATGAAAGAACTTCAGTCCAAAGAAGCTAGAAAAAAAGCAAGAAAAAAATGGAGACAAAGTCCCAAAGGTAAAGCATGGGATGCTGCTTATAATCAACGGCCAGAAGTTAAAGCACGAAGACATGAGTATTATATTAAACATTTAATAAAGGAATGTACACAATGAGTGACGTATATAAAAAACAAGTGGGAGGATCTCATTATCAAAATATGAAAATTCAACCCAGTGAATTTATAAACAAAAATAACTTGCCCTTTGCAGAAGGAAACGCTATAAAGTATTTGTGTAGGCACAAGCAGAAAGGACAAAAGCAGGATTTGGAGAAAGCAATTCACTATTGTCAGATGGCTATTGAAAGAGATTATCCTGCTCAAGACAAAGAAGAAAAAAATAATTCATGGGGGATTGTAAAGAAATGAAATGGAATAAGAATGAAATTCTTATAGTAGATAATTTTTTTGATGAACCTCACATTAAAGAAGTACACATCGATCTTAATAATCTTATTCAAGGGGGAAAATTTGTTAATCGTTACGTGGCATATAATAACACTGCCTACCAACAAACTTATTTTAATGTAGATTTAAGTAAAAAACATTTTGCCGTGGATTATANNAAAAATTTCTTTTTAAAAAAATATGATATAAAAATTAAACAAATGGCTTCTCATTATTGGTTTAGTGGTATTAATGTTACACCTACTCCTCATCTGGATGATAATTTTTTAAACTGTTGTATTCAATTAAAAGGAAATAATTTATTACATAATGGACTTGGTATATATGAAGAAGAAAATGGTAAATCCAGATTACACACCCACCTTGGTTTTAAAGAAAACCGAGCTATTATCTTTGATGGTATGGAGTACATGCATGCTACTCTTCAATCTTTTGGTAAGCAAGCATCACCTCGATACATAATGGTTAATTTTATTTCTAAGGATTGTTTATGATATTACCCCCAACAGAATGGGTAGCACCCACAGAATACCCAGACCTACGATCTTATGACGAGATTGCAATTGACTTAGAAACACGTGATCCAGATTTAAAAAAGAAAGGTTCAGGGGCAGTTATTAATAATGGAGAAGTAGTTGGAATTGCTGTAGCTGTTCCGTCCGCTTCCTGGTATTTTCCTATTGCTCACGCGGAAGGTCCTAATTCAGATCGTAAAAAAACTTTAGAATGGTTTAAAGATATTTTAGAATGTCCCGCTACTAAAATTTTTCATAATGCTATGTACGACGTTTCTTGGATAAGAAACTTAGGACTTAAAATTAATGGTCTCATAGTTGATACAATGATTGCATGTTCTTTATTAGATGAAAATAGATTTTCATATACTTTAAATACTTTATCCTGGCATCATTTAAGTAAAGGAAAAAATGAATCTGCTTTAAACAAAGCTGCCAAGGAAAGAGGACTAGACCCTAAAGCAGATATGTGGAGACTTCCAGCAATGGAAGTAGGAGCTTATGCGGAAAAAGATGCTGAATTAACTTTAGAGTTATGGCAAAAATTAAAAAAANNAATTGTTGAAGAAGACCTTCAGGATATTTTTAATCTGGAAACTGATTTGTTTCCTTGTCTCGTTGACATGAGATTTCTCGGAGTGAGAGTGGACGTTGAAAGAGCGCATGAATTGAAGCGACAATTAACATTACAAGAAGAAATGCTACTCCACAAAATAAAAAAAGAAACATCAATAGATACTCAAATATGGGCAGCACGTAGTGTTGAAAAAGTTTTTCAATACCTGAAGCTACCTTATAGCCGTACTGAAAAGACCGACTCTCCTTCATTTACTAAAAACTTTCTTTCTAATCATAGTCATCCGATTATTAAGATGATAGCAGAAGCACGGAAAATAAACAAGATCAATACTACCTTCATAGATACTATTTTAGATTATGAATATGCAGGGCGTATTCATGCAGAGATAAATCAAATACGATCAGATGATGGGGGAACCATTACTGGTAGATTTAGTTATGCCAATCCTAATCTCCAACAAATTCCTGCAAGAGATCCAGAGTTAGGTCCTCAAATTAGATCTATTTTTATTCCTGAACGAGAACACCAGTGGGGTTGTTTTGACTACTCGCAACAGGAACCAAGATTAGTTGCTCACTATGCATTAAAATTTAAATTACCATCGGTTAATCCCATTGCCGATTCTTACGATACTGAATTGAGCACAGACTTTCACCAAATTGTAGCAGACATGGCTGAAATTCCTAGAACCCAAGCTAAAACAATTAACTTAGGATTATTCTATGGAATGGGTAAAGCAAAACTTCAAGCAGAATTAGGAGTGAGTAAATAGAAAGCTAATGAATTATTTACTAAGTACCATACAAAAGTACCTCTTGTTAAACAATTAACAAATAAAATTATGAACGTTTCCCAAGATAGAGGTAAAATAAAAACATTATTAGGAAGAAGATGCAGATTTCCTAAGTATGAACCTATCCTACGAGGAGATGATTGGGGAAAATATGTGCCGGCAGAAGATCATGAGAGAATGTTAAATCTGCAGGAGATGGGCGAATACCTAAAAGATGAAGACGGAAAAATTTTAAAAGACAAAGATGATAAACCATTAAAAAATTATTGGCATAAGACTGGTTCACGCAGAGCATTTACTTATAAAGCTTTAAATAAATTGATACAAGGATCAGCTGCCGACATGACTAAAAAAGCAATGTTAGAATTATATAAAGAAAAAATTGTTCCTCATATTCAAGTTCATGATGAATTGGATATTTCAGTTGAAGACAACAAGCAGGCACTTAAGATAAAAGAAATTATGGAAAGTGCCGTTTCACTTGAAGTTCCTAACAAAGTAGACTATGAATCAGGGCCAAATTGGGGTACAATAAAATAGGAGGACATATGAAACAACTATTGAAACAACTCAAAGTAAAATGGGATGTGTGGTCTCTACACTATAGAGAATACATCGTCGGTTTTATTATTGGATTTATTGTTGGCGCCATTATATTCTAATGAATACTTATGGCTTATCTGAATGCAAATATACCTGTGACGTACGCACAGATTCGAAGAGAATATCTATATGATCTTAAAAAACATCATGGCGAAGTTGAAGATTGTATTATCTTTGGATTGGCTTCGATCACAGGTCGTCCCATTCTTTTCCATGCAATTATGGAAAACGGTGCTGTATTCTATCGTCTGCCGATATCTGCGTTCATACAAAGAGGTTTTAAAGCAGAAGAAGTACCTACACGTAGACTTGATGAGCTGGAGTTATGGAACTGCTTTAGTTATTATCCTGCTATTTCTTCTTACGATATCCTAGACGGACAATCAGGCAAATATATTGGTAAAGATAAAAAATGGTACCACGGTGCTTACTTATTTACAGTTGACTGGGCACACCCAGAGAGTAATATAGTAGATACAGATCATTCTGAAATTCCACACGAACATAAGTGTGCACACATACTTGCATTAGACGACGGCAATTATGCGGCTCAGCCAAACAATAGATTAATATGGGACATCCCATCATTTACAGTTAAGGATGAGATTCCTGACTGGAAAGTGCAAACAAGTGAGTGGAATGTAGAAGATACTCGTAAATGGAAAACAGAAGACACTGATAGATTCTTTTACGAAATTGAGGAGAAAAAAGATGATTAAATGTAAAAAATGTGGACATAACTGCCATTGTGACACTCTAAGAGCTATGTGTATAGATGGTTGTATTTGCGTAGGTTGTGAACATATAGTAATATTAATAGAGGAGAAAACCACTATGATTAAAAAGTTATGGAATAAAATTGTAAGTTGGCTTTTTAGTTGGCAAAAAAAATGAGTAAGTGTAAAAAATGTCACTGTGATTGTCATTGTAGCGGAGACCTCCATGCAGATGATTATGGTGTATGCACTTGCGATGATTGTAAATGCGGAAAGAGAACTTACAAATATCAAAAGGATCATGCAACAGACGTGTCTTTTGAAAACGAAATAAAATACGACTAATGATGGAAAAAATTTTAACGATGTTGGTTGGACTCCTAATTGCATTAGGGGGCTGGTCTTTATCTAGAACTTTTGAACTTTCAACTATTCAAGCAGTACATGAGAATCAAGTAGAAAAACTTGAAAGAAAAGTAGAAAAATTAGAAGATCAAATGGATCGTATGATGGACTCAGATGAAGACATTATGAAACAACACGAATTATTATTTAAAAAATTAGAACAAGGCAACACGGGGTATTCATATAACTAATGGCACTTAAAATTTCAGAAGAAGCAGCAGTACAAATGCCGATGAAGACGGTAGCCTCATTGATCGCGATGGTCGCGATCGGGACCTGGGCTTACTTCGGTATCATTGAGACGCAAAACAAAATTTCTACAACGTTAGAACTTATGG